AAGATTCCAGTACTCCACCTTATACAAGGTGGCGTTTGAGCGACTTGGAAATGTCAGGGCTGGAGCGGGTGAAGGGAATCGAACCCTCGTCGTAAGCTTGGGAAGCACCAAATATTCCCTGTTTTCTGCGGGTCTCAGAGCAAAACGGGGCGATTTCGACGCTTTCCGTTTCAATAGGATAGCTCTGGGCTGCAAAACATTCCAGCCGTTGCGGAGGGCCGATGTATGACGCCTCCATCAACGGAAAACGCCGCCCCGGATGGACCCCGGAACGGCGCGCTCGCATTTCTACATGGCCGCCCGGACAATGCCCTAGAAAACCCGGATCGACAGGTATCAGAATACCATAATCCGTTGGACAGGGCAATCGTCGTCACGACCTTTGCGGATGCTGAGGCACGGACAGCTAAGCGCCACCACGTCACGCTTCGCTCTCAGGCTTCTAACATCGTTTCCCGGCGCGCGGCCCGCAAGGACCGGCTCCCGCTGCTAAAAATGGCAGCCTTCGGAGATCGCCCCAGCCGCAAGGGATCGCTCCGCCACAATCGCAATGTCACCTCGATTGACGGCGTGGAGGGCGATCACGACGCCGGAACGCTGACGCCAGAGGAGGCCGCCGATAAGCTACGGCAATGCGGCATTGCGGCTCTCATTCACACTAGCCCTTCACACACGCCAGAGAATCCCCGCTGGCGCGTTCTGGTGCCGTTTTCGCGATCCATGCCACCAGAGGACCGGGAGCGGCTTTGCGCCCGGTTGAACGGCGTTCTTGACGGCGCGCTGGCACCGGAGTCTTTCACGCTGTCGCAGAGCTTCTACTATGGCGGAGTCGACGGGGGCACGGTCCCCGAGGCAATCCTGATAGACGGGGCCGCGCTCGACACGCTGGACGGACTGGACTCAGGGGCGCTCGACAAACGGGGCAAGCCCTATGCCGGGGGCATGACCGCCGAGTCCCCAGAGACGCCCGCTGAGCATGATGACGCGCCGGAGGTAGATGAGTTCTGGCACGTCCCGGCGGAACTGCTGAGGCCCGCCCCGGATGACGATGACGACCCGTTCTCTGGCGTCGATCTGATTAACCGGGCAAAGATTGCTGCCGCTTTGGCCGTCATCCCGCCGGAGGCGCGCAATGACCGGGAGGGCTGTTGGCTTCCCGTAGGCATGGCGCTGCACCACGAGTTCAGGGGCAGCGACGAAGGGCTGGCGCTCTGGAATGACTGGAGCAAGGACAGTCCGGAATTTGAACGCCAACGGCCCCAGCGGGTCGATTGGGAGTCGTTTGGTCATGGCAGCGGCAAAGCGACCAGCATCGCGACCCTTTACCGTCTCGCCGATGAGTATGACCCGGCATGGCGAAAGAAAGCCAAGGCCCCAGCGCCGCGCGAGGAAACCCGGCTCCGGTTCTACACCCCGGACCAGTGCCAGAGCGCGCCCCGGCGGCCCTATGTCATCAAGGGCTTGCTCCGGGAGGGCAATGTCGCCTGCATCTTCGGGCCGCCGGGCGTCGGCAAGTCCGCACTGGGGCCGTATCTGGGCTATCGCGTCGCGCTTGGGGAATCTACCTTCGGACTGAGGACGAAGCCCGGCCCGGTCCTCTATGTCGCGGCAGAGGACGCGCACGGCATGATGGAGCGAGTCACGGCGCTGCGAACCCGGCTGGGGCATACGCCGGATTTCGTTGTCGTCGATGGCGTGACCGATCTGTTGGCGGACGACAGCGAGGACCTTGCGGACCTGCAAGCGGCGGTCGAGAAAATCCGGCCCAAGCTCGTCGTCATCGACACGCTGGCAATGGCGTTCCGCGATCTGGAGGAAAACGACAATCAGGGCATGACCCGTGTTGTCCGGGCCGCGCGGAGCCTGACCGTCCATGATGCCGCCGTCGTGCTGATCCATCATGGCACCAAGGCCGATGGATCGACCCCGCGCGGGCATAGCAGCTTTAACGGCGCGCTGGATACGTCGCTGGAGCTTCGGAAGCACGACGATGGCATTATTCGGGGCAGGCTCGACAAGAACCGCAACGGCTCCCCGGACCTCGACATCGCGTTCCGTATCGTGCCCGAGAATCTGGGGACCGATGAGGATGGCGACGCGATCACCGCCGCGACCGTGGAGGAAGTGGCCGCCGGGAGTGCGCCACGTCGGATGAAGCTGCCCGAGAGCCAAGCGGCGGCGCTCGCCATCCTGCACGACTTGGAGTCCGCCGGGCCGGTTTCGGAAGATGCGTGGCGGACGGCCTGCCTTGCCGGTCGCACGGTATCGGGCGCGGAGAAAGAGGACAGCCGACGCAAGGCGTTTGACCGGGCGCTCGTGGAGCTTTGCCGGAAGCAGCGCGTGGCCGTGCTTCCTGACGGCGCGGTCCAATCCCGCCGCCCGACGCAAGAGGTCGCCGGTAGCTGGGATGACGACGAATGACCGGCGGACATCTTCGGACATGTCCGGACATCGGCCCTTCCTTGTCCGGACGGACACGGACATCCCCCCTTAAGGGATGTCCGTGTGTCCGGCGCAAGGGCGACCGGGAAAGCCTGTCAGAGTCTGAATCGACGGGTCCCTCCCTGCCGGGTGCCGTTGGGGGGACGCTGAGCCGCAAAGAATCGATCTGGGAAATAAAATGATGCAGACTTCCGACTCTGAAATCTCAGCAATGGAGCTTGCCGACTGGCTGGGCGTGTCCGAACGCGCGATCAGCGACTATGTGCGAAAGGGCATCGTGTCCCGGAGCGGTCGCGGCAAGTTCATGCTCCGGGCATCCGTCAAAGCGGTCGCAACGCACCTCCGGGAATTGTCTGCCCAACGCGGTGCATCATCGGCGGGCCTGACCGCGCAACGGGAACGCATTGCACGGGAGCAAGCCGACAAGCTGGCGATGCAGAACGCGGCTGCCCGGCGCGAAATGCTGCCCCGGCAAGAGGTGGTGGAGGAATGGTCCAGCATCCTCCGGCTTGTCCGTTCGCGGATACTTGCTGCCCCCAGCCGGATTCAGCAGCGACTTGGACATCTTTCCGCACATGACCTCGATATGATCGACAGGGAATTGCGGGATGCGCTTGAGGAGGTGGCGGACAATGGGCTTTGAAATCGCAATCCGTGCTGCCCGACTGGAGGCGCTGAAAGCCATGCGCCCGCCGCCGCGCTTGCCGTTGTCGCAATGGATCGAGTCCAATCTCCGCCTGCCGGACGACGTGTCCGCGCTCCCCGGCGATGTCCGGCTATGGGCGTTCCAACGCGAGATCGCGGATTCCATTTCCGATCCGACGATTGAGCGCGTGACGCTCGTTAAGTCGGTTCGTGTCGGTCTCTCGACGCTCCTCACCGCGACCATCGGCAATTTCGTGGCGAATGAGCCGTCCCCGATTCTGCTGTTGCTGCCAACGGAAGCCGACTGCCGCGACGTAATGGTATCGGATATTGGGCCGATCTTTGGCGCGACGCCCGCGCTTGCCGGGCTTCTCAGCGACGATAGCGCGGAAGGTGGGCGAAACACGCTGCTGTCCCGTCGTTATCCGGGCGGAAGCCTGAAAGTGGTGGCGGCCAAGTCCCCGCGAAACCTCCGGCGGCACAATGTCCGCGTCCTGCTGATCGACGAGGCCGACGCCATGGAACCGGGAGCGGAGGGCAGCCCGGTCCTGTTGGCCGAACGCCGGACTCTGTCATTCGGCAATCGGAAAATCGTTATGGGCAGCACTCCGACGCTTGAGGCGACCAGCAACGTCCTGCGCGCCTATGCCCAATCCGATCAGCGCGTGTTTGAGGTCCCGTGCCCGGAGTGCGGGACCTTCACCGAAATCCAATGGGGACATATCGAGTGGCAGCCCGATCAGCCGGAGACGGCGGCCTTCCGTTGCCCTCATTGCGAGGAAATCATTTCCGAGAAATTCAAATCGGCGATGATCGACGCGGGCCGCTGGCGCGCGACACGCCCCGAGGTGCAGGGACACGCCGGGTTCCGCATTAACGCTCTGGTCTCGCCTCACGCCAATGCGGCGTGGGGAAAGCTGGCTGCCGAGTTCCTTGCCAGCAAGGGCGACCCAGACACGCTCCAGACGTTCGTAAATACGATTCTGGCGCAAGGTTGGAAGGATGCCGCCGATGAGGTAAGCGAGGGTGAATTGCAGGCCCGCGCGGAGGATTGGGGCCTTGCTGCCATCCCGGCGGAGGTCCTAGTCGTGACGGCGGGCGTGGATGTGCAGGATGATCGGTTGGAAACAACCCTGATCGGATGGAGCCGGGACGCGGCGCTCATTTTGGGGCATGTCGTCATCTACGGCAGCCCCGGTGACGATAGCACATGGGCGGAACTGGACGACTTGCTACGGACGACGTGGCCGCATCCGCGCGGTGGAACTCTCCGCCTGGACTCGGCTGTCATTGATAGTGGCGATGGCGGCTGGACCGAGCGGGTCTATTCCTTCTGCCGTCCCCGGTTCGCGCGCAAGGTGGTCGCTGGCAAAGGCGTTGCGGGAACTCGCCCGCCTATCGCCATGTCGCAGACGAAAGGCGTCAAGCTGTTCCTGATCGGAGTGGATGGTCTGAAATCGCAAATCCTCACGCGCTTGTCGCGGGGCCGGACCATCCGATTCAGCGCCGATCTGGAAACGGCATGGTATGAGCAACTGGCGTCGGAGCGCCGCGTGGTGCGATATGTGAAGGGGCAGCCCGTTCGCCGGTTTGAACGCAAGTCCGGCATGAGGGCGGAAGCTCTCGATTGCGTCGTCTATGCGACGGCGGCCCGGCACCTTGTCACCGCCAATCTCGACCGGCGCGAGGAGGAGCTATCGACGCCCGCCGCGCTCCCCGCTGCCGTGTCCCCCGTCATTCGGTCGAAATGGATGGAGCGTTAGAAAAAGTGGTATTTGGGATCATGATTGAAGAAACGGAACACGCCCCAGCCGAGGCTTGCTCCGCCCATCAGAAAGGCGAGTATCAAACGTCCCTGCCTAAGCAACGGAACCTCTCCCTGAGCAAGGTAGAAGGCGAGCGCCAACATGGCCGCTCCGAAAGCGATAAAACCTAACGCGCTCTTTCGAGTCATCTCGGCATATGCCTTGTCGCTCTCGACAATCCGGCGCTTCGCAATTTCGATCAAATCCGGCATTTCTTCTGCGGTTACACCGATCCGCGCCGGGTCAATGTTCTCTGGGGGGACTCCTTGCCTTATCCAGTGGATGGTCCGATTTATTGTCAATTCCCTCTGTCGCTCTGACATGCCGTCCCCCGTTTCGTTAGTTTCCTTCTCGCAAGGCATAAGTCTTGAGGTCGATCCGTTCCCGATAGTCTTGCGTTAGCGCCTCCCCAATTCCGTCCAGTCTCTTGTCGGACGGCAAAACGAGGCGGGCGCTCAGATTGAAGTCGGGATATTTGCCACGGATACGTGGATGCATTGAAGCTGCAACCTCGACATCAGATTGTGAGACATAGCGACCCGCCCATTTCTCTATGATGTGCTTAAGAGGACGAGACTTGCCGCTGGCAGTAGCGCGAACATTTTGGGCATCCAGCCATTCATAGGCCAAGCGGATACAATCGTCGTGCTCATGAAATATGTCCGCTCGATGTTCATATCGGCAAGTCTGCTTGGCATCGGCGATCTGTTGGGCGGTAAGCATCGTCTGGCGAGTCCTTGGAATAGCGGAGCTATCCTAGATCGACGACGAAATGATTTCCAGCAACGGACAAAGAAAAGGCCGGACAGTGAGGGATCGCTTCCTGCTGTCCGGCCTTCCCGATAGCGACAAGCCCGATGGCAGTAGGGCTTGTCCAAGGAGTAGCCCTGCTGCCGGATACGAAGCGCCAGCAAGGCGATTGCCGGTCGGGAGGTTCCTGCTCTCCCTTCCGGCGAGTCGGGATTATACGGGTCACTTTAGACATTGTCAAATGTCTCGAATCGCTTTATGAGGCTTCTAAAGCATGGAGGCGGTCATGAACGACGATCAGATTTTGGCAATGTTTCGGAATGAAGTGTTTTCAGCCGGGGAGGGCGCGGCCTTGATGGCGGAGCCGGGTATCTCGCGAGATACCTGCGCCAGCCAAATCCGGGCGTTCCAACAGCGCAACCTCATCCATCCCGAGGGCGAAGTTCGCCGTAGTGGTCGGACGGCGCACAAGCTCTACAGCTACGGCGCTCTGGGCGTTGCCAAGGTCCTGTCGCTGCTGACGGCTGATTTCAGCATGGCGGATAACGATATGTTCTCGTCGGTTGCGGCGCACCTTTACGGCTGGCCGCTCCATAACCCGTCCAATGATTGCGGGTGGCGGCATCCGATTGAGGCTGCCTTGGCTGGCACTATCAAGGGCGAGTATTGGGTTTTCCGCCTCGACATGTTGCGCGTGGACGAAAGCGGCATCAATGATGTCCATCCCGACCTCCAGCCGGGGACCCGCCTTGCGCGGGCCTATATCTACGACCTCGACAAGGGCCTTGCGAAGGATCGTGCGATCAACGCGCCGATGCCGCGCGGCTCCGTCACGATGCACCTCAATTTGCCGTTCAAGCGGCTGTTGCGGAATGTGGCGGGGGCCAACTGAGCCATGCGCCTGCCGCGAATTTTCAGTCGTTCCGCCAAGCAAGATCGGGCAGCCCGACGCGACGCGCTGCGGAGCTTTGAAGGCGCGGCTTCGGGCCGCCGTGGTTTCGGCGCGCGGGCGTTCGGGCTGGTCAACAGTGAGGTCGGTGCGGCAGGTCATACGCTGGCGGGCAAGTCGGCACAACTTTTCGCCAATAACGGACTGGTCGCCAACGCCGTCGGCAATACCGTGGGCGAAGCGGTCGCGAGCGGTATCCGTCCGTCGCCGCGTCACCCTGATGCAGCCATGCGCGCGGTCCTGACAGCGGCCTTCGACCGTTGCGCGGAATCCCTCGACGCGGATGGCCGAACTGATTTCTATGGGCAGCAAGCGAGCATCGTTCAGGATGTCATCGTGCGCGGAGAGGCGTTGGCTATTTTTGTCGAAACCGACGACGGCCTCCGCATCCGCCAACTCGACGTGGAGCAACTTGACCGCTCCATGACGCGCGATCTGGGCAACGGTCGCCAGATTATTCAGGGCGTGGAGTTTGACTCCGCTGGTCGCCGTGATGCCTATCATATTTCGCCCGGTCGGGATGGTGGAATGTTCGGCTGGGCACCGGCTGTCCGCGTTCCAGCGGAGGACGTGAGGCATGTTTTTCGGTCGATGTTCCCCGGTCAGGTGCGGGGCGTCCCGTGGACCGCTTCCATCATCCTTGGCGCGGGAGAACTCGACAAGCTGACAGACGCCCTTCTCATGGGGGCGAGCGTCGCCGCGATGTTCTGCGGTATCGTGACCGACGAAAACGACCTTGGGGACGGTAGCGACCCGTTCGGCGGCGACGCTCAGCCCTCGCTTGAACCGGGCACCCTTATCCGGCTCAAGGGCGGGCAGCGCGTCACGTTCTCGTCGCCTCAGCAAAGTCAGGCGGTTTCCGACCTCCTCAAATCCCAGATTCGGCATCTCGCCGCTGGCATGGGCGTCCCGTCGTTCATGGTCGATGGCGACATGAGCGATGCGAATTACAGCAGTATGCGGGCATCCCTACTGCCCTTCCGGCGGCGCATTGAGGCGTTCCAGTATCATACGCTGGTGCCCCAGCTACTCGCCCCGGTCTGGCGTCGCGTCATCACTGCCGAGGCCCTGTCGGGCCGGATCGAAGCCCCGGACTTTGAGGAGAATCTGGACCAGTATCTCGCCTGCGACTGGATCATGCCCAAGCCGCTGCAAGTCGATCCGGCGAAGGACATTGCCGCCGATGTCGCGGAACTGAACGCGGGCCTCGCCAGCCGTCGCCAGAAGGTCGCCGAACGCGGCTGGGCCGTGGACGATCTGGACGCGGAAATCGCTGCCGACCGGGCACGGGAAAAGGAACTGGGGCTGTCGTTCGGCGAAAAACCGGAGGCAGCCAATGCGTGAATATCCGCCCGCCTATCTGGTCCAGATTATACCGGCTGTGACCGGCACGGCGCGCATCCCGCAAATCTTGCACGTCGGGCCGCTTGCCCCGGAGATTGCGGCGTTCCTCGAAAAGCATCCCGAGGCGAAAGCGCGGATAGAGGCTGCCGACGCCAAGACTCACAAACTGGCGCGCAAGCCGCGCGGCGTCGATCCGCTGCCCGAATCCGACGCTGACGAATTTGGGGGGCTGTGATGACCACGAAGGAACTGCAACGCCGCCACGCCCGGACGACCGGAATTGAGATCAGGCGCGCGCGGGCGATTTTCGAGCCGTCAACGCTAGATCGCGAAAACCGCACCGTGGAAGCTGTCATCGCGACAGACTCCGTGGTCGCTATGCCGGGCCGTTTCGAGCGCCTGATGATGACGCCGGATGCTGTAGGCCTTCCCGCTCGCCTCACATTGCTGGACGCGCACCGGCAAAGCAGCATCAGTGACATCCTTGGTCATGCCGATAACTTCCGGTTTGAGGGCGGGCGTCTGCTGGCGACCCTGCACATCCGCGACGATCATGCTTTTGAATTGATCGCCGATGGCATCCTTACCGGGATTAGCATCGGATACCGCATCCTCAAGTTCACCGACCGCCCGGAAGCCGGGACGGGTCGAAAAATCAGGACCGTCACGAAACTCGAAATCGTGGAGGTCTCCCTTTGTCCTGTTCCTGCGGACGCCAACGCCACCATCAGGAGCGACACAATGGAAGATGATGAAGTTATCGAAACCGGGCAGGAAATCATTTCCGAAATGCCCGAACCTGTGACCCGAGGGCAGGCGATTGCCGCTGCCCGCGCGGCTGGCATCCCGCCCGCCGAACGCGGTCAATTCGTGACCGATGTGGTGGATGCCGGGTATAGCCAGCAGGAAACCCGCAGCCTCGCACTGGAACGCCTTCGGGAACGCTCCGCCATCACCTCGACTATCCGCGTCGGGGCTTCCGGCGACGATCCGGCTATCCAGCGCGCGTTTCAGGCTGAGGCTCTGGCAGCCAGCTATCTGGGCACCGAACCGAGCGAAGGTGCGCGCCAGTATATGCAATTGGGGACCAGTCTCCACGCGCATATGCGGGCCGAGGGCATCCGGTCGGGTATCAGCAACGTCAACGCGATGGGCGCGGAAACGCTCGTCCGCAGCGTCGGTCTGGGGCAGAACACGACCAGCGATTTCCCTCTGGTCATGGACTCCGCCGGAAATCATATCGTGCAGGCGGCCTATACCG